CACCAGATCCTCCCATACAAATAACTAAAACGCCATCAATAGCAACCCCAGAGGCACCTCCGCCGCCGCCGCCTCCACCAGAATAGGGAGGGTCGCCAGCATTACCACCACGTCCACCTGTTGTAATTCCGCTACCACCAGAACCTCCAGTAGCATTAGGAGCACTATTTACACCATTCCCACCATTATTACCAACGTAAAGAGTAAATCTTCGTGCCTGATAGTTTTGATTTACAGTAAAATTTTGACCTGCTGTTAGACCACCTGCTCCACCCTGAGCAGCAGCATCAGTTCCTCCACGACCACCTCTTCCGCCCCTGACATATAAAGAAATATTATAAGCACTCGCAGGAAGATCTAAAATATGAGTTCCTGGTTGGTAAGTATTAGTAGGCATATTAAAACTTAATAATATAGGTTACAATAATAAATGGAGTTGCAACTGCATCTAGTTTTGTTAGATCATTAATATCTATATTTAAAGTAGTGTATACGCCATCAGCAGGAATATCAAATGTAGAGTGTTGATACTGAAAGTTGTGTGTATATGTTGATGGTTTTGTAATTTTATGACTGTGTGTTGACAAAACAGAAGTATTAATTTCACTGACTTCTATAACATTTCCAGAACCAGAGTTACCACTAAAGTTGCCACCATCTTTACCATCTCCACCAACTGCGTGTTGTGTTGTGTAATTCAAAACACCTTTTCCAGTTACATTATGAGCATGACCTTGGAAATTTTCAATATCCAATGTTGCTTCTGTTGAAATAGCTTCAAAACTATACTTTGGATTTGAATTAAAATCGTAATTTGTTTGTATTGGATTTCCTACAAAATTACCTACAAAATCACATCTAAGTTGAGTTCCTTCATTACTAAAAACTTCAATTTCTGGTCCAACTCTATTGGCACCTGTAGATTCCACAAGATCATTAGTATACTGACCAACAGATCTACTTGGAATTAATACTTTTGATCCTAAGTCTGGAAGTTGAAATTGTCCCAGCTCACCTGCAGTAACGTCTTCTTCTCTAAGAGTTACATTTTCTTTTCTAAACTTACTTTGCTCACCAACTCCTAATATCTCTCCAAGAGCATAATATTCACTTTTATTTTGAATAGATCCATCACACTTTAAGTATCCAGCAGGAAGGTTTTCTCTAAATTGTTCAGTATTGGGATCATTAGATCCTGTGACATATGGAGTCGCATTAACTTGAATGGATCCTACACATCCACCAAACTTACCCTTAATTTGAGTATAATTATTGGTATTTCCTGTGATTGGCATGTTAGTAAGCTCTTATGAGATAAAGTGTAGTAACTCCAGGTTGTGTGGTATTGAAGTTAACCTGCAACACCCCTTGGTTTCGTGTATTATCTAAATTTAAATTTGAGGCAGGAGCAGTTACATTGACATTAATTGTTGTATTGGGTCTCAATCCAGAAAGTTCAAATGTAACATCAAATTCATCATGAGTGTGTGTTCTAATAACATCACTCATACCAACAGATGCTGTTGTTCTAGTAAACTCCCATCCAGGATTACTGTTTAATGTTCCATAGATAACTGCCGTGTTTGTATCAGGATAAAAATCTGTATAACCAATAGGAAGCGTTACATCTTGTCCACCTATACCATATTTAACTGGTCTTGCTTCACCGTTTCCAGAATAACCAGAAATACCACCAGAAAGTGCATTAACGGTTGAACCGTTAATAGATCTAACATTGCTTGGTTCTGTAATTGCAGTTTTAATTGGGTTCCAGATTACATTTCTTGGTGTAAAGTTAATAGGTGGATTTTCTGCATTAACACCAGCAACTGTTCTCCCTTGCCTTCCTGAACCAAAACCATTTTTTCCACGCTCAAATCCAGTTGTGCTAAACGATACAAATAGTTCGTCACCCTGTGGTCCTGGTTGTTCGTCCTTAACTGCTAGTCCAAAGTCAAATGAAATATTACTCCATGGAATAACACCGTCTCCTGGTCTGGTTGCTGGAGATGGATTAATTGAAGGAAGTGTTCTTCCGCCATGTTTATGACTTCTTAAGTGTCCTCTACCTAATTTTCTGGGTCCAAAATACAAAGGTTTCGAACCCGTTCCAGAACCATCTGCAACAACATTACCTCTCAGTCTTCCACTATAGTATGGAAGACCTTGTGGAGTTTGAGTTCTTTCATTTAAGGTAAAAATTACATCAGTTGATACATCATTCCATGTAGTATTAATACCATTATCTGTATTTGGACCAATGTAAGGAGTAATTTCAGTAGCAGCAATATTATTTCTATGAACTTCTCCAGCATCACTTGTGATAGGAGATGATGAACCAAAGTATTGAGTTTCAATATCACATACTGGTCTATTTAAAATAGCAGGAAGAACAATATTTCCACTATAGTTTGGGAACGTTCCAGCAAATGTTGAAGTCGTTCCTGCATTATAAGTATCTTGCATTGCTCTTGCAAGAAGAGGATAGTCAACAGCAGGAATTGCTGATCCATCACAAATAATCCAACCAGATGGGATGGACGAGATATTTCCCGTCCATGGCATAATAGTCCCAATTGCTGCTGCTCTGGCAGTTTTAGATTCCTGATAGAATGGCATTTAAATTATACCTCGATTAGATACCAACCAGACTTAGATGCAGGTGCGCCAGGGTTACCATCAACTGTTGATGTTCCTGCATATACAAGGGCAAATGCTGCGTTTGGAGTTTGAACAACCAGTTCACCACCATTGTGAGTAGAGGTATACTGACTTGTTGGAACACCACTGAGCATTGCGCCACCTGTGTTGCTTGTGGTTCCTTGAATAGAAACAAGCGTTGGAGCGCGAACAACTAAAGATTGGTTGTATGTTAAGGTTCCTCCAATATCTATAATGCGAATCATATCGCCCATTTGAGCGCCCGCAGGTAATTTAATAATTGTATTACCTTGAACGTTGAGGAAGTAATTTGTATTAGCAATAGCATTAACAACAGACTCTGCAGAATACTCCCACTTACGACCACCAGTTGGACTGAAGAAGTTAGTAATACCACCGATGTTGATAGAACCATCATCATCAACTGCAAATAGTTCAGTGCCAGATTCATTGTTAACAACAAGATCGCCACCGTTAACAGTCAGATCGCCTGCAATATCTACAGGACCACCGAATGTAGAAGTTCCATCTCCAAGTGCAGAGAATGAACCATAGGTAGTAAAGTCTCCAGAAGAATTATTAAAGGTTAGACGTGGTGTGGTTCCATCAGATCCGAAGATACTGATGTTGCCACCATTCATAGTAAGGTTTCCAGTTGCAGAATCAACCTCAAATGTTGTTCTTAGTGGAGTTGTAGACGATCCACCATTGGTGATCGTAAACAGTTGATTGCCAGGAACAGTAGAACCATTGAATGTAATGGTATTCTCTACAGTTAGAGTTCCTGCAATGTTAGTATTACCAGTTGATCCATCAACAGTTAGTTTATTGTATCCCTGTCCAACACCAAGATCTCCAGAAAGAATAGTGTCGCCATTTGTTGAATCAACTTGGAACTGAACAACAGCGGGATCGCCACCGTCATTAACTTGCAGAACTTGAACATCAGCAGAAATAATATCTGCAATACCAACAATCTCAGAACCACTCAGTCTTAGTAGATCTTGAGTGGTTAAGACGCCACCAAACTCAGCAACGCCCATTCTGACATTAGTAGTTCCTGCGCCAAATCCTGTTCTTGGTTCATCAAGAACCTCATCGCCATCAGCATCAATACCAGTAATGAATGAAGCAGCTGCCTGCTTGTTTAGTTTTGCAATCACGCAACCATCGGGGTGATCAGTCCAACCTTCACCAGTTGTAGGATCACCAGTTCCCTCTTGTGCTCTTTGAACAGCAAGTCTGAATCCTTTGGTATCAGATGGGTTAGTTAGGTTAGTTAGACCTACAACACGAACAATCTCAGACTTAGACTGATCTCTCAGTCCAGTAATTGATCCGCCACCCTGAACAACAATCTCATCAGGTGAACCAGGATTACCTCTATCGAGAAGCAGAAGATCACCAATATCAAAGTCTGAAGCAGAAGGTGTAGAAATTGGTAGGATGTATACGTTTCCAGGATCATTAACACCATTAATTTGTAGTGTAATGTCAGGAGCACCACCTCCACCAACGTTAGCATCAAGAATGGTTAGTGTCTCATTATCATTATATCCTGTTCCAGAACTTACAAGCGTAAGTGTTACAGTTCCATCAAATGCAACATTAACATCGAATGCAGCACCTTCACCAGATCCACCAACTGGGAATACAAATGTGTAGTTACCAAATGCACGGAGACCGCTTGGATCGTTGGTGTTAAGATTATCAAATCCAGAAATCTGACCACCACCTTGTAAGAATGAATTGCTGCCCCACAGAGTAACACCAGCAGTATCAATTACTCTACCAGTCGAATTATACTTGTAGAAGTCAATGTTTGGTGTATCAAGAGAACCAGTGTTGTGTAGGATTGGAGTTGTAGAGAATCTTCCTCTTATGATCTCGATGATACCTGCACTTGTTCCACCATTTAGGATGATGTTAGAGTCTGCTCTCAGTGATGCTTGAACTTTCAGTGCGTTTCTGATAGTAGTAGAACCACCAAGAGAACCCATGTTGAAGTTGTTTGCACTGGTAAATGCATTAACTTCAGTTGTTCTATCATCATCAAAGAGTCTTACAGTCTTAGTTTGAGAGAATAGTCTCGCTGTTCCAGTTCCTGCAGCAACGTTATAACCAATTTCAAGTGTGCCAGCAGTAATTGTCTGTCTGGTTCCAAGAAGTGTAGTTGAGTTGGTGTTTTCATATGCACCACCAATTGCAACTTGACATGCGTTAGTAGCAGCATCATTTACAGAAGCAATATCTACTGCAGCATTTGTTGCCTTTGGATGAACACTGAATACTGTAGTTCCAGCAACAGCACCAATTCTTACAACCTGATTTTGTGTTGCACCACCAATAGAAATTGATTGATCATTAGTAGTGTTGTTAGCAATATTAATCAGTTGACCATCACCCATCAGATTGAGAATGTTAGCATTCTCATTAATGAAGTTAAAGGTTCCAGATGTTGTATTGATGTCTCCACCGTCTACACTGATATCATCACTAATCAAGAAGTTGCCAGTAATTCTACCATCACCAACAACTACAAGGTTGCGATCGAGTTCATTCTCTGGTTGTAGTCCGAGAGTTGTATTAATACCAACTCTACCACCAGTTCTGTAGGTAGATGTCTGTGGTGTTGTAACGTCAGAAGTTGCAACACGTAGAGTTGCAGCATTCTCAATATCATTGCTATCACCACCGACCATTAGAGCGGTGTCTTGTGCAATGAATCCTTGAGTTGTGAGTGTAGATCCAGTTAATGCTTCTCTTTGATCAGAATTTAGGTTGAACTGATCAAAACGATTTGTCGTAACAGCACCATTAGAATCATAAGAAACTAATGTTCTACCACTGATGAATGCTGTTCCAACAACATCAAGGTTCGCTCTTGGATCGGTAAACGCAGCGTCAACATTCGCAGTTAAGACTGCACTGTGACTGGTTCTCGCAACAGTGTTAACACCAATTCTAAAGTCACCTCTTGCATCAGTATAAGTTCTGATAGATTCAGCACCAAGAACTCCAACTTCTTTCCAGTTAGAAGAAGAAACAAAGATGTCAGCACCTGTTCCTTGATCTGCCCAGTTGTATGTAATACCAGTTGTTAGTGGTGTGCTAATAGTGAATTGGAATGATGTTCCAGAAGGATTAAATCCAGTGGATACGATGTCCCAAGTTCCATTTACAACTGGGTTGCTGAAGTTAATAACTCTAATCTTAGCAAATGCAGTGACACCAGCAGAAGCATTAGTTACAGTTGGAATCCAGTTAACAGTTAGATTCTGAGAACCATTAGTTGTGATGCTCTGAATCTGACTTTCGATAGTCTTGAACTGGTTAGAGTAAATCCATCCAAGTGAACCACTTCTTCCAACAGAGCTTCCCTTGACCAGAACATCTCCTGGTTCTGGTTGATTACCAGGACCATATTCTACATTCTGAGAAGTATAGAATGTATTATCAAGTTGCCAAGGAACAATGTTAGATGGTTCGCCAGCGAGATAATTCGTTCTGAATGAATATGACTGTCCAGTTTCACCGCCTGGTTTTGGACGTGCATTCAGAATGAATACAGCAGACTTAATTCTGTTCTGAGCGATAACAATGTCACCATCGCTAACAGTTCTCCACGAACCACGGAACAGTGTTGCATCGTCTCCCTGAGCAATGTTGGAAGCAACTCTAATTGCATCTCCTTCATTTGCTTCAACGTTAATTTCCAGTGGTCCATTGAATGTTGACTTACCTGCAACAGTGATTGTGCTGTTGAAGGTTACTGGAGAATCAAACGTTGTAACCAGTGCGCCGATATCCTCATCCTCGTCCTCAGAATCAAGAAGTTCTGCAGATTCAAGGAATGTCTCTTCGCCTGTAATAGCGTTGACTTTCTTGTTACCGATGTAGAGGTCACCATTACTGTTCAGACCCGTGTAGAAGACGATACCACCGTCTTCACGCTTCGCTTGGGCATAGAAGTCCTGTTTGTCAGTTAGGACCACTTCCTGGCGCAGTGGGAAACCAGTAGAGTAGTTACCAGGACCGAAACCAAGATACTCAAACGTGTGGTTACCAGATCTTGCAATCGAAGGACGACGCAATTCAACATAAAGCTTACGCTCTGTTGGATATTCAGAATCACCAGAGATAGGAATTAGTCTATCTTCAGAACCTGAAGTTGCATTACCTTCCTGTGCTCTGATTCTGTTGTCGATGATATCACCGTTAGAATCAGTTGTAGTATTTGTATAGAAGAACTTGTTTAGTGCAGAAGTTCTGATAATATCCTCAACACCTTCCTTGGTTTCACTACCCTTAGCATCGTTGACTGTAACTAATCCATGAACATAGTTATCAGCAGCAGAATATGTCTGAGGAACATCGACAATCGCAGTGTCTTTAACTCCCGTCAGACCATCATACTGGAACCAAAGAGGATCATTCTTGTAGTTCAATGGATAGAGTTGAGAGATAGGTTGAGAGAACTTGAAGTTTCTAAAGTTCTCACCTACACCAGATCCAGTAGGATATGGAGAGATATTGCCACGAATACAAGTTAGATAGTAGATGCCATCTTGCTGGTTAGGAATACGCTGTTGGAGCGTATCAATGTCGAAAATGTAGAATGTATCTTCAAATTGACCCTGATCTTCAATCTCAGCAACATAGTAAGTATTACCAGTGTCATCAGTGATAGTATCGCCAGGAGCAACAGTATAAACGTTAGCACCTTCTACTCTGTAGAGATAGTTAGTTCTGAGTGACTTATCTTTTCTATCAGGATCACCATATGAGTTAGGAACCTCTAGAAGTTGACCGATGATGTCACCTTCTGCAAGAGGGATTGGATTACCTAATGGATCAGAACCAATTGCTTGTCCCGCAGGTGGGTAAGACTGCTTAAACTCAACAATTGAATTATTATCATACTCAATAATTCCATCAACATCTTTTAGAACTAGCGTCTTTTGAGAACCTGTAATGTCATCAAGAACTGCTTGAATATATGCAGTTCCGCTTGACTTATTAGATCCTTGTGTTACTTCCCATGCAACTTTATTTGCATCAGTGCTTTGTGTCGCATTAGCAGTAAAGTTACCACCTTGAATAAATCCAACACTAACAACAGTAAAAATTTCATTCTTGACAGACTGATTGACAATTGTATGATCAAACAGAGTCATCTCCAAGAATTGATCTGTTTCACCCGCAGGAACAATTTTTCTTGCAGACTGAATAGTTGCAGCAATCTTAGAATCAAACTCGATTACATTTGGAGTTACATATGAATCATATAGATTCTGCTGTTCAGGTAGTAGATCAACAACAGATGGATCAATAGTTCTAATCTGATCTGCAATCAGTTCAGACTTAGTTAGACCGATCTGCTCACCAGCTCCTGCAGGATTGTAGAATGATGCAACAGTATTTGGGTTGCCTTGGATTGGTTTCAGAAGAACTCTTTGTGGAACAAGGCGACGCTTGTCATCAGTTCTTGTCTTGATAACGAAACCATTGAGAGGATCACGAACTGTTTCAAGATAGGAAGGAATGACATAACGTAGTCTGTATACTCTATCTTCCTTGTCACGCTTATCTCCAATACGCAGAAAACGTGTATCTAAAGTAGGATCAGTCTTGGTTTGATAATCATCTGCTTGTTCAGAACCGCCATGGAATCTGGAAAGAATGCTATAGCGATTGTAGTTCGCAGAACCATTAGATGATTCATCAAGAACATTAACATACCAGAGACCAGTGCTGTTTGTTGCAGAAGTAAATTCTGGGTCGAATCTAATTGGAGACTCACGCTTATTAGCAAAGACGTAGAAATTAACACCAGTTCCAGAAACAAATGTCAGTGCTCTGTCACCAGACTCAGCATCAGCTGCTGTAGTATGAAGAGTAAATCTCTTATTAGAAACATATCTTACATAATAGAGAATTTGTGTAGAAATAGACGACGATGTTCCACTCAACTCTGGTAGAGAAGAACCTTGAATTCCAGATGCAATTCTAACAAATACCGTCTGAGATGTAGTGTTTGCAGATGGAACATCAAAGATGTGTGCAACAGAAGACTCAATTTCAGAAGCACCAACAAGATTACACTTATATTGATGTAGATCGTAGTTGTTATCAAGAACAAAAGATGAAAGTTCAATTTGAACATTTGGATCTACAGAATCAGTCTCAGGAGAATACATGTAGATACCTGCTGCAGCATTCTCGGGAGAAGTCGCAAGCATTAACTTATTGACTGCTGTAGAATCAAATACACCAGGATACTCAGCAGAAGTTACAGAACTAATTTCAATTTCAAGATCAAAAGCACCTGATCCACCAATCTGAGCATCAGAAATAACAACAATATCTCCCTGCTGGTATCTCGATCCACCATTTGCGATTGGATCCAAATTAAGAACCGAGCTACCCAATTCTACAGAACCATCAGCATTGACAGTAATATTGAAACGAAGTCCAGTTCCAGATGCTAATGCTGTTCCGTCAGTGTCAATTTTAGGTTGTGCAACCAATGAACGGTAAACACCAGCAGCAGCTGCTCTAGTTGGGTTAGAAGAAGCAAAGTTTGTTCCTGCTGCTTCAGTTACAGTAATTACTTGATTGGATAGTGCGAAGTTTTCTGGATACAGATTTCTTCCTGGAGCAATAACATAATACTTAGTATTAGTGTCAAAACCATTAGGAAGTCTAATAAGTCTCTTGTCTGGGTTAGTTCCTGGGACAGGTTTTGGAACAAGTCTTACAGGAGTGCCAGTTTCAAGATCGTGTGGGTTTGGATTGCCACCAATATTTCCAGTTGCAAGAGTAAATAGAGTTGCTCTTGAAGCAAGACCAGTGAGATCAGATGTAGCATCTACTCTAGTTACATTGCTAAATGCGGGTAAAGTCTTAGATCCTAATGCTCCACCATTAATACCAGTAGTAACAAGTGCTGTTAAAGTAGTAATTGTCGTAGCAATATCAGCACATGGAGGAGTTACAAGTGCTCCATTTGCGTCATATTCAGGTGCTACCTCAGGATCCAGTGTTTGAGTAAGACCATGGTTACCTTGAACAGTGATAGTCTCTTGACGCATTGCTTGAATAGCAAGATCTCTTGCAATATTGAATGCGGCAATAGATTCTGCCTCTTCACCCTGAACATGAGCACCAGTCAGATAAAGTTCTGCTGCTTCATATGCCTTGTTATTACCACCAAACTTAACGTTATAAGCAATCGCAGCAAGAGTATTCTCAATATCGTCTATGCAAGCATCTTCGATAGTCTCACCAGTCGATGCCAACAATCCTTGACCCAATTTAGTGCCAGCATATGCAGGATCATTAGCAACACGGAAGACTGCTTCTGCAGCAATGAAACGCTTATTATCAATGATAGCATTGTATGCGTCAGTTTCTCTACCACCGAGGATAGTATAACCTTCGTTAAGAATTAGGAAGATTTGCTCAAAGTATCCTTCAATTGTAGTTGCAATGTTCTGGCACTCAGGAAGAAGTTCTCCAGTGTTAGGATCAATTTGAGAATCCTGAATAATAGTATCATCAGATTGTGTTTGGATCGATGTCCAAGCACCATTGTTTGGCATGTCAAAGTAGACATATGCAGAACTTGTATCTCCTTCAGCTTCAACTGTAGGACCATTATTTAACTTGGCACCAGGAACACCCATTTCGAGTTGAGTGTCACTGATAATTCTCTTAACAAAAGCATTTGTAGGAATGTTAGTCTCAATTGCAACTGCTCCTGCATTCAATTTACCATTTGTAAATGATGAGGGAGAATATTCAGCGATTGTCATTCCAACCAAAATACCCTGAGTGGTTGGTAGAGTAATGATTGCAGAACCGTCAGTTGTAGATACATCTCTTACTAGAACATCAAAGTTACGCATTGCTGCGATCATGATATTCTTGACATAATCAAGTGCATCAATAGTTTCATTGAGTTCACCAGAGATATATGCAACCTGACCACCGATATAATAACCCTCTGCTGCCTGAATTGAGTTGATGTTTCCACCCAGTCTCAAGTCATTAACAACAGCATCAACGAAATATCCGATATCTCTTTCACACTTGCTGATATTGATTGTTTCCTTGAATGCAAGATTAGGATACTTTTGTAGGATATACTGATATGCTTCAGATTGAATGAATGCTTTGTTTGCTTCAATTAGGTTAGCAGCATCTTGAGCATAATTATCAACGTTTGCAGATGCAGGAGTCAGTGTTTCGATACCAACATTCCACGACTTAAATCCACTTGGAGTTAGTTCGGCACTAAACTCATTAGGACCTGATGGTTCAGTTGGATATCTGTCAAGATTTACAAACAGTCTCTCTTCACTTCTTGCACCAATTCTGTATCCATTGATGGAAGTAGCAGGTCTGTTCTCTGGATCATCAATGTTATCTCCTGCCAGATAAATCTTTTCGTGATTAGTTCTGGAGTT